ACTGATTTCATTTGTTTAGTCACAACGCCCATTTCCTTGGTCATAACAGCCAGCTTCTTGTCAAAACCACTCAAATCAGGGGCGGTATACGATTGTATCTGCTCTTTCATGTCCATATAGTCCTTATAGACCTCAAAAGCACCGTACAATCCCCCTACAAACGTCGATAATCCTATAATAACGGCAAACATCTTGCCGCCCTTGAACTTTACACCGCCAACTTCGACCTCTGCCATCTATTTTCTCCACTGGCTCTCGACGAGCGCATTATGGAGTCCGTTGCTCTTCCCAAATACGAGATAGTTGGTCATCCGGTCGATCATCGACGGGCCGTCCGGAACGTTTGCCGCGCTGAAAAATGTAGCCGCCGCTGCGTCCTTGATCAGCGGCCCGGTCGCAATCTTACCTGACAGCAAATTCATGACGACCAGCATTGTCGTTTGGCTGGCGGCGGAATAACGCTGGCTGGGCGCAATCTTCTTCACGACCTTCTGAGCAGCCGCACGGACCTTTTGCTGGCGGGTCTGGCGAGGGGCGGGTTGCTCGCGCTCACGCGCCGGGGCCGCTGAAGGCTCTGGCTCTGTCGCTGCATCCGCCGCCTCTGTGTCCGGCTCTGGTCCCGGTCCTGGCTCTGGTTGCGGCTCTGGTTGCGGCTCTGGTTCCGCCGCCTGTATCTCCGCTTCGACTTCGGCGGTAGCCGCTGCTTCTTCCTGTTGCTGCTGTTCCGGTGGCGGTGGCGCAACCGGCTCAATAGTCGGAGGTGGGGGCGGTACCGGTGGCGCTTGTGTTCCAAGCGTTGCGATTGTCGTGGCAGGGGGTGGCGGTCCAGCCGTCGGAGATGCCGCGACAGTCTCAGTGGGCGGTGGCGGTGGGGGTGGTGCCAGAGATGCCGTCACGATCTCGGTAGCTTGGGCTATCTGATCCAATATTTGCTGTTCAACTACAGTTTGATACGAAATTGTAAGGTCAGGGCTTGAGAATTTTGGCCCGAAAAAACCAGATTGAAACCCGGCATCAATGCCGAACAGGCTGAACTCCCCTAATAAAATATCAAAACTGTTGGTGCCCACCGTATCCTGGAATGTAAAATTTCGCAGCCCGCTGAAATCCAGTTCAACCTCACGCTCGAATTTCTCGGCTAGATCGAGACCATCGAATAACGAAATCGTCAGGCGGAAAACATCCCGGCAATCCCCTGCTTGGGTCAGCGTTGTACATGACGCCAGTACTGCATTTGATGGGTGACTGTCCACCCCCACGGATGTATTAAGGCTGAAGCCCTGACGAAGCTCTGCCGTCGTCAACGGAACGCTAAAGCTGCTGGTGTATGTGCCGCCACCGGCCGCCGCGTTTCCCGTACAGAATTGCCCGGCGGTACATCCACTTATTGTGCTGCTTGTGGTCGATCCGCTGGTGCTGAACTCGGACAAAGCGGGCAGCACGTTGCCGGTGATGGCCGGTTCTGCAAAGGCGGGCGTGATGAAAAATAACAGGAGGAAGAGCCAACGCATCAGTCGCCACCGAAATCTTCTGGGTCTGCTAGGTCTGGCGTGGAATCGACTTCTTTCTTATCCGCCTCAACCTTTGCCGCCACGCGAATGATCGACCCTTCTGGAGACTTATCCGGGTTGGATAACCACTTCGCCCGACTTTCGTCGCCAATGGCTCCAAGATAGGGACATGGCGAGCCTGCCTGCCAGAGACCGTTCCACACGCGAACGTCCTGGCACAGAATGCTGATGCCGGCGACTTTTAGCCCCATGCCGTAGACGGATCGTGCCAGGAGGATCAACTCGCAGTTCAAGTCCCGTGTGGTCGTACCGCCGCTAATACCAAACAGGCTTGTCTGCAGCGCGCCGCTGGTGCCGGTCTGGCAGATGGTGGAAGAATTCACAACGATGCTGGGGCTAGACGCAGTGGGGGGAGTTTTATCGACCACCGTTGAAGATGAAACGGTCGCAGAGGTTACCGTATCGACCGCAGAAGCGGGGAGCGCGTGGAAAAGGATCACGGCCACAGCTACCGCTGTTACTGCCTTCGAAACCATCTCTTCACCGTCTTCGTCTCCCACAGGCGAATTAGGCTCCATATGACGCTGAGACCCGCTGCCAGCGCGGGGAGCCACTCCACCAGGGTCGCGCCCACGATAGCGAAGGAGGAGATATCAAACGCGGATTTGATCTGGTCGTTCATGGTGGCGTCGGCCATGTAGGATTATCGGGATCAGCCGTATTGGCTGGAAGATCACGCAGCGTTTGGCGGTAAGTTGCCCAACTGGCTTTGGCGCCATCGTCTAACGGCGAGTCGTTGTATTGTGTCCAATCGCTGGAGACTAATTTGGCGTTACGCTCTGTACGAAGACTAACTAGCGCCCGTGCTGGCTTTTCTTCTTCCCAAGTTGCCTCTTCAGCATCTCTCGCTGTTTCTTCTTCCGGCGTAAGTTGGATATCAACACCATCTACATTCTTGAATCTAGGCATGAGTCACCTTATGGATTGAGAAACGACCTGACGTAATATTGCCAGAGGACATGAGAAATTGAACAGCATCGACATCGGCAGCCGATTTCCTTTGCCCTGCCCCCTCGCAAAGTGCTACTTCTGGAGTGGCTTGAGTACCGAAATAGGTCACAGACCATGTGATCATCGTATTGAATGCCGTGTCGGCAGGATTATGCACAGTGACTACACCATTTAGATGCTCGATTGTGGCATTACCTATCGTATTAGTATTTGTCATCTGGATTTCCGTGTCACCGGTACTGTTCGATCCCGTGATGGAGGTGTTGGGATCACCCTTGAAAATCGCGCCCCATGAATAATTCGATCCACCACTATCAAAGGTGCTACCGCCGTCGGTGCTGGTCCGAAAGAATAAATTGACGCCATCCGTCGCTGGTTTAACGCCCTCCAAATGAATCTCAAATGTATCGGCATCCCCAGGCGTAAAAGTGATGTCGATACTGGCACTGTTAGATGCTTCGACTGTGCTAATAAGTCCCTTAGAACCACCAGCCAAATCGATGATTCCCTGCACTGTATCTTCTTTTAGCGCCTGAGAATCTGTGGCGTCGGCGAAGATGATTGTGTCGGCTGCGGTGATAGTTGTGTCTGTCAGGCCCGCCAATGCTCCATGCAATCCTGCTGGAGTAACTGCGCGGGCGGTGTCAGTTCCGGTTACCGACTCAGCGGTCGTTGCAAGCTCAATGATGCCTTTTGTGGCAGCAGCTGCATCGGGAACAAGATCAATGATTCCCTGTACAGTATCTTCTTTTAAGGCATTGCTATCTGTAGCGTCTGCGAAAATAACGGTATCTGAAACCGTCACAGTTGCATCTGTTAGTCCAGCTAGTGCTCCATGTAGACCGGCTGGCGTGACGACCCGAGCGGTGTCCGTTCCTGTTACCGTCTCGGCGGTGGTCGCAAGTTCAACCTTACCTTCAGCCGATGTGGTGGCAGTGGATACACTTGACCCGGCGTCACCACTGAAGGCAAAAATGACCCCGACAGTATCGCCATCGGCCAGCGTACCGAATGTTGCTTGATGGGTCACGGAAACCTTGGAATAGGTCGAAGCCGAGACCACGTCGCCGCTGACTTTGAAGACGACACCTGCAGTGCTGGTGCCCGCCTCTTGAATGTAAATTACCGCACTGTTGGGCGACGTTGGATCATCCAGGCTATCGACCAGTGCATTAATGCTAACGCCATTCTTTTCAACGTCGTCAAAATATAAAACTGTAGCTGAAGCCAGGGAGGAGTGATTCGCCCACACCTTCCCAACCCCTTGATCGCTATCTGTAGTGGTGGTCTCCCAGGTCATCTGAATTCCGGGCGCCTTGGTCGTCGCCGTGATAGCCGTATTGATGGCACCTTGAGTAGCGAGGAGGGTCGCGCTGCCGGTAGAAACGACGCCGTTGTCAATGCCCGTGACGGTCGCGCCGGTCGCTAACTCCAGGGATGTGTCTCCTTTTAGTACTGTTCCTGTTATTGCAGCAGCAGATGCGCCGCCGATCACCGCACCATCGACTGTGCCACCGTCAATATTAATGGTCGTGACCTGACCCAAGTCGGCGCTGGTGCCGCTCAGGTTCAACCCGGCGAACCGGGCCTGTGCGAGAGAATAGGTGATGTTGCCGGTGGTGTCCGCCGTCGCCGTGGTCGTGCCAAAACCAAAATAGTCCCCGCTCTCATCCCAGCCCATGAATACGTTGTCGCCGGTCGAGCCGCGCTCCATGAGCAAACCGAGATCGTTGGCGTTACTGGACGCGCCAGAATTCAATTCGAGCAGCGGGTCTTTTATTTCTGTGTTGGTGGCATCCACCGTTACCGTGGTTCCGTTCACAGTCAGGTTACCTGCAACGATCAGGTCAGCGCCAACGTCGATATTGGCAGTGGTCTGGATACTATCGGTCCAGGTCTTGAGCCAACGAACCCCGGTAGTTCCGAGGCTGTCAGTGCTATCGGTGTCAGATACAACGTCACCGCCGTGGGTAGTGACGCCTACGATATGCGCCGTGCCAGCTACACCTAGACCGCCATCAGTGTGGATGCTGCCTGTGGTGCCGCTGGTGGATGTAGTAGTAGCGTCAATCGACAAGATACCGGAGCCGGTGATCGCGGTAGCTGCTAATGTCCCGGTGACGGTTAGACCCGTGGTGGATAGATCAAGACCCTTGACGCCGTTGACCGACCAGCCTAGCTGATCGGCACCTACGCGCCACATGCCGATGTTAGGGTCGGACGTGAAAGAATAAAACGGCAACAGCGCCGTCCCGTTCCCACCAAGGAACTGCCCGGCTGCTGTTGTCGATGTCGTCAGGGCATCGGCGTCTGCATTGAATAGAACGTAGGCGTTTGCAACAGGTTCAGGGAATGTGGTTGACGCGCCACCAGTGTAGGTATCGGGGAATTTGAAGCTCTGCGCGATATCACCATCACGTTCCTGCCCTGCCATCGTCAACCGGTCAAAATCGGTTTCGATGGTGTTCGCCGCAAACGGATCGTTGGTCACATAATCGGTGGTTTGGGTGGTGGTGGTATTCCGCCTGATGTGCCACTGGACCGTGGATGCCGGCGCCGATGCGGCGATTACCGTACCGGTAGAACCTGACCCACCGGTGACCGTGTAATGGCTGGTATAGGACTTCGTTACCTCGACACCGGTAGCGATCGTCCGCTCGACAACGGTCAACTCGGATGCTGAACCAGTACCCTGGAACGCGAAGGTCACCGCGAAGGCCGTGACGCTGCCGTCACCCGTATAGCTGACTGATGTGGTTGTGGCTGAAACACTCATTGCCCTTGTCTCCCGACGGCTTCAATAATTTCACGGTGATCGAAAACCTTCTGTCGCAGGTCAGCGAATCGATCCTGGTACTCTGGGTCATCCAAAAGAAACATTTTGGCGATGGCTTTATAATCGGCATCTATTGCCTTGATCAGGTCTTGTTTGATGGGCATAGACGCTTCTTTGAATGCCTTCAACGTCACAGTCTGTTCCAGGGCGTCATAGAAGGACGGTAACACCACGGTCTTGTTCCTTACCTTCATGGACGGCGGATGGGCGGCGAACTTGACGAAAGCGTCATACTCTTCTGCTGTTAAAGGGACACCGTCAATCTTACGCGGTGGCATTGTCAACGGTACGCCAGCCGCCACCACCTCGACCATGACAGGGTCGGCCTCGATCTTCTTGATGTCCTCACCCAGGATATCTGCCATGAACGGCGGCAGCAGAACCGACCTGATATTAGCACCTTTCTGGATACGGGGATTCCCGAACCGATCCCGGAGGAGGGGACCATCAGTCTCTGTAAACGGCAACCTGCCATCCAACTTCTTGAGCGCGGCATACAGGTCGCGTAATATTATCGGCTCGTTGCGGTCAGGGATAATGCTGTCCATCAGCGGGTTCTGGACACGCTCAATGGATGCAAGCAGGGCAGAGAATGGAACCTGTGATCCGATCAAGTCCTGCACCAACCTGGATACCGCTGTATTACGTTCAGTGCCTGTCCGCTTGGAGATGACACCGGCGATGTTAGCAAAGCCTCGCATGAAGGTTTGATCCTTCATGTAATCGAAGACGGTGTCCAGGCCCGACATCACAATGTCCTCGATCTCCTCCTGTGTGGCTGTCGGCCACCGGAACCTTTCTGCTACATCGGCCGCAATAGCCAGCACCATACTGGCGGGTTCTAGCTTGGCGTAAGAGACATAATCCACATCATCAGGATGCTGGATGTACATGTGCCCGACCTGTATCCAACGCGGGTTCTCGACGCCCTCCTTGGGGGATACGAGAGACCACTTCTTCCACCCAAGGGATTCAAGTTGTTTCCGCATATTGGCGTCAGTGGGACCAGTGCCGGTGATGCCACCATTGATGTATTCATAGGCGGCATAACCCATGGCCGCGGTGCCCATGCTGGCACGGGCGATAAGAACGTCCCGTTTAATGGGGTCTTTAGCGTTGGCGATGGCCTTAACAAAGCCGTAAGGTGAACGCTCTGCCGCCGCCTTGAAGATGTTAACCGGTGTCCGAAAGAACGGCACCAACATTCTGCCAAGCGTAGTCCCTTGAATGGAAGCACCGGCCGTACCAAGGAAACCCTCGACCGGGTTGGTAAAGGTGGCGTATTGAGCAAACTCCTCTGCCGACTTGCTGATGTCCTCATGCCGCCCGGCGAAAACGTCATCCAGAGTCTCTGCAATGTCATCAACCGATGCGCCGTTGCGTTTCATGTCCAAGGCGCGGCGGGTGGCTAAAGAATTCAGTTCCCGCCGGTACGCAACCGCCTTGAAGAACTCATCGGCAGTCATCAGGGCACGTCCAGGAAGGCGGATACCAGCACCGATATAATCCACCCACCGCTGATGGATGGCGTCGGCGTCAGGTATCAGATTGGCGCCCGTGATCATGCGGCGTTTTGACGCCTCGATCTTGCTGGCGAGATCACGCACCGGAGCCTCTGTGCGCCATGCTTCACCGGCGAGGCGCCAGCCATCACCGATACCCTGCACCGCACCGACCAGGTCGGAAACGGTTTCTTGCAGGTAAACCCGGTCAGCTTTTGAACCCATCACCTGACGAGCCAGACCGATGAGCCCAGCGCCGAAACGCTCTGGCACCTGCATGAACTGGAACATCGCGTTGCCGGTTATGTTGGCAAAATGCGTTGCCGGCGCGGATAGTAATCCGTTGATCCACACCTCGAACCATGTGCCTTTGATCTTATCCCAGGCGCCATACGAAAACTTATTGCGTTGTGCTTGCGAGGGCAGAACAAGGTAGGACTTTGCCATCTCGCGGACTGATTTGTCGCCACCGAACTGTTCCATTATGTTGGTAATACTTTGTGCGTCCACATCTTCACCAACACCGCGGGGAATGCGGAACGCGGCCAGGGCTCTACCCGCTTCCATCTGCGCGCCCTTCATGTTGGTTTGTAACGCGCTATGGAACGCCATGTGCTGGCGGAACTTCAAGAGATCACGGGAATCTGTGCTGGTTGCCGCGATCTTAGCCAACCGGTTTAATTCCATGCCTGATGTGGCGATGGCCTGTAATGATGCGGTGATCTCCTCCGCGTTCATCGCGGTGCCAACTTCCCGGCGCAGCAGCCTCTCCACCGTTCTATCCAGACCCATGCCTTTGGCAAGCGCCTGTGTCTCCTCCCATGACATCTTGCCACGGCCAGCCGCGCGACCGGCGTCCTTCCACATCTCGGCGACCTTATCGATGGTCTTCTTGAGAGCGTCGGGACCGTCTATATTCTCCAGATTAAACTCTGCTGTCGGGATACCTTCTGCCCGTTGCGCGGCGGTGGGTGAGGGGGCACCACTGGTCTTGCCGGTAAGGGTGTTGAACTCCAACACCTCCTCCGGGGTGGCTTCCCTGATAACCGTATATTCTCCGACCTGCCCAGCCGTGCGACCCTTTCCAACAACGTCATCAAGACGCTTGGTTGTCTTGGCACCACCCTGGAAAAGGCTTTTTAGGATCGTCGTGCCGATCCCGGCAACCTGGAATTCCTCTGTCTCGGGTCCGGGTTCCAGTAGCGAAACCGGCTCATCTATAGAGGGCGCCTCGCCAAGCAGGTTCTCTCCACCCAGATCAATATCATCCGGCGCCGGGACTGCCGGCATTTGCCCATCAAAAAACCCCGGCTGGGGGGCCAGGGCTTGGTCGGGAGAGGTGACTAGATCAAAAGGATTAATTGCCATTAGTACGAACCTCCAGCCGGGCGCTCTTCCTGCATCGCGGCCGCCGTGGCCGCCGTGGCTCCTGCCGCGCTGAATAGCGGCACCCCTTTCTTCATTACGCTCTCGCGCATTTTCGGGGTGATGGGGAGGGTCCAGACTTCAGCCCCCCTTGCTGCACCTTTAATTGCAGAGGCTGCTTCTTCTCTGGATGTAAATGTTGGTATACGAGTAGTATCTGGGTCCATCCAATGACTCTCAGTGATTGGATCATAAATTTTCCAATTCCCTCGGCCATCTGTTACAAGTCGCAATGAATGTTTTGTGCCTATTTGAGTCGTCCCAACCTTAGACCCAAACTTCTTGCCCCACTTCTCGGCGTACTTCTTGAGCATCTTGTCGTAGAAGCCCTTCATGCCTTCGCCGCCGACTTGCAGGTCGAGGCCAGAATAATCCCTACCATCTGGCCATTTGGGGGCGTCTTTTATGACCTTCTCCGCAAGGTCTTTACCAATAACGTCCGCTAATTTATCCTCCGTAACAACCTCTTGAAGCCCCACGCTCTGCCCATCCTTTTCGCCGGTAACATAGTATTGCCCATCTTTCGTGCCACCCCTCAATTTCTCAACGCGCACCGTGTCCAGTTGCTTACTCAGATCATACCGCTCTGCCTGTATCTTCCCAGGCGTCCACGCAATCGCGTCATAACCCTCCTCCGCTGCCATGCGCGCAACGCGGCGGAATGACATTTCATGCCATGTCTTTTTGAATGGGGCGTCGGGGACGCGAGTTTTCATCGCGCCAAGATTATAATTAGCTGGATTATCTAATTGCTCTTGTGCCATCAATATGGCGTCTTCGGCACTTTTGATATTGATCTCAACCAATTCACCGTTATCCACACGCGACATCGGAGATGTGATATTGGTAACAAATTGACCATCCTGGTCACGAATTTCCCAGACTCCGCCGCCAAACTTCTCCATTTTCTCTGCTGATAATTTTCCTGTGGGCGTCCTATACCCTTCCTTCCGCCCCTTCTGGTGCCAATCAGATTGGATTTCTTCGATGAACAGTATCTTCTCACCGTTGGGGCCGGTGCGATCGTTCAGGCGGATATGGGCGAGGACGTTGTCTTCATCAAAGTGACCGGCGGTGAAATTACGTTGGTCGCTACCCTGACCAGCTTCCCTTATAGCACGTTGCCAATGTTCGCTCTCTGGAGTAAAGACGTTTAGAACTTTATCTAATTCATAACCGTGTGCCTTTGCGAAAGCGTCACCCCGTAACTCTGGCGGCAACGATCTATTCGGCAACGTCAGCAACACCTCGCGATAGTTCTCACCACCGGGGAGGTTTAGGTTTGGTTCAGAATACTTGGGCGTTAATTGCCCCTGCGAGCTTAACTCGATACCTTCAGCGCGCCGCATCAGTTCGTCATGCTGGTCGAATAACCGCCGCGCTCCTTCGAGGTCACCAGTAGCTTGCAGGGTCTGGCCTTGGGACATCAGACTATTGGCTTGGCTAATAAGTTGATCAGGGGTTTCGCCGCCAAGAACGACCTCCCTGATCTCGACCTGATTGGCGTCAAGGAAATCCCTGATCTCCTGCTTGGTGACGTTCTTCTTGCCCTTGAGGAAATCATCCAACCCGATCCATGACATTTCATCGGCCTTCACGCCCTCACCCTTGGCGATCATCGCGCGCATCTGCGAGGCACCACCCTTCTCCATCGGGAGATTATCGACAGCGCGGCTAACAGCGGAATAGAAGCCTTGCGGGTCGAGGTCGGTAGCCGGCTTGGAAATCATCTCTCGTATCGTGGGACGGCCAACATCCTTGGTACTCAGGCCCACCGGGAGTTGCTTGACCTGTTGAACCGCTTGTCGGGCACTCGCATTCAATGTGCCCCATGGCACTGCCTTAACAGCTTTGATAGCTAAGAAGATTACCCCTTCAGCGGCCCCTCCTATAACAAAACCATCAAGAGAGTGTTTAACACGCCGAATAATTTCGGGGTCATTTTCAGTCTTCCTAAAGACATTAAAAACAGTATCCGCCCATTCCTTGCGTTCAGGACCAGACTTGGGCAACGCGTCAAGACCTTCAATCATCGACGGTATAGTTCCAAGCATTGTCTGGTCGGTTTTCGCCGATCCGCTACCCTGGATAAAGTCAGTCAGTGCGCCCCATGCCATGCCACGCACAACTGGGTTAGCAACACCCAGCAACCGTACAGCTTGCACCGGCCCCGTTACCGCGCCAGTGCCAAACCGAGCAATACCCTCTGCGAGCGTTTTCACCCATGCGATACTGGCTTTCTCTCTAGTAAAAGCAGTGAAATCCTGGTCAAGGTCTGAAAGCCCCGGAATATTGCGTACAACCCAGGAATTCAGGGAATTGATACTCTCCTCTATGTTTCCGCTACCAAACGCAGGGTCTCCCACGTCATAACCAAAACTTTCAAGAAGGCTGTATGTAATATCCGCCGGGGCGCCAATGATCATCGCCAATGTTTTGTTAAAGTCGTCTCCTGCCCTTACTAAACCACTTAATGCACCAGACAATATATCCCGCGCAACGGACCCTTCTTCTTTATCAATTCCCGCTCCATAACCAAGGCCCGCGGACCCCAGTGCGCCAACCCCTGCAACACTATCAGACTTGAATTGGGGGTATCCCCGCTGGAACCATTGCAGGTCGGAACCGCCTGGTCCGACCCCCGCGATGGGCGGCTCTGGGCGAGGCAGCGTTGCGCTATTAACACTCGGCCCCTGTCCCGGACTCAAATCTGGTTTCTTATCCACCGCATCAACAGGATCAACAATGAGTGGCGCCGGCAGACTTGATGACATAGCGGCCGGGGAACCGGACTGTGCGAGGAGTAATTCTTCATAGGCATCATCTGCGTTCATTTTGTAAACACCAAATTCCCCAACCTGCGGAGCCTAGCAACATCGCCGGCCGACAAGCCCGACATATGTTTATTTATATAGGCTTCGAGAGCGGCGGCTGTTTCGACTTTAATTCCAGCCAATGTTTTTTCGGCGGCAGCAATAGCCGCTGTCTGATCCTTCTTCTCGCCCTCCTCAAATTCCTTAATCAACTTATTGGCGCGTTCAACCGGGTCAAAAGCCTCACCCTTATCCCGCGCCACAACCATTTCTGTCAGAACCGTAGTCCAGATGTTAGCTTGCGCCGCGTCAAATACGTCACCCTTCATACGCGCCGTGACCATGTCAGCCGGCACAAACGCTGGCGATGACTTAACGATTTCCCGCGCCCGGCTAGTCCTGGCATTCATCCTGGCGGTGAACATAGTCATCAATTCAGCTTGATCTGTACCCCCATACTCGACAATCTGGTCAATCGTGACCAAATGCGGGGTCATCAGGATTCTCTTGCGTATTGCGATTGAGTCCTTCTGAACCAGGAACCGATTAGTGCGCCCCTCTACATCCTTGATCATCTGGTTAAAAGTACCGGGGTTCACCATCTTGTTCTTAGCTAGAAGATCGATAATGCCTCTACGCCGCGCTAGTGCGTCTTCAGCAGTCTCATTGGACTTTTCTCTATAGAAATCCACTATCAAACCTTGGGCGCTTATCTTGAGGTTATTATCCGTGCGACGTTCTGCGTCATCTCCCAATTTCAACGACCTGCTGATATTGGTGATAGCCTTTGCTGTTAAACTAGCCTTTTTCTTTTCATCCAATTGAATCCACAGATGAAAAATGTCAAGGTCATCGAATACCCCCTTATCCATCTGCTGAAAAGCCGACACCATGGTGCCCACGGTCTGGTCATTTATCCAACCGGTAACACCGTTCTCGGCAACATCCTGGACGAACTTCAGCTTTAATTTAGCCCCTGCCTCAGACGTGATGATGTGCTTTGATACAGCCAGGTTGATGGCATCCACGCCGGTGGTGGTCGCTAAAGACCAGGCAATCTTGTCACCGCCTGGGGCGATACCATCCACCAACGCAGCCAGGTTGGTATGAAGATCGCCCAACATCTCGGAATAAGCGCGCTTGGTCGCAGTACCCTGGATGGAAATCTGCGACTTCCCGGAAAGCAAAGCCCACTTACTGTCAAACGCCTTCCGCACCTTTGGATGCATCGTCTTCGTGATTTCACTATAAATCTCAGTCGCGCGACCGCCGAACCCGCTCAACGCATCGATACCGGGCTGCGATTTTAATTCCGTTTCAAGCCCACTTAGCCGCAACTGTGCGTTGACGGTCGCGGCCGTTAATTCGCTGGCTCGCTGGGATTCTTCTAAATTAACACCAATTTTACCCATCTGCTGGAAGAAAATAGAACCAGCCTGGGCAACCTGCTTATCGATGGGCACCATCGTAGGGGCAGGTACGCCCGTAGTGCCCGGAATGCTCGACTGCCGCGTGTAAGTGGGGATAACAGCCATTAAGCGAACGCCCCGGTACGGTATGCACCGGTCATCAGAGAAGTGCCGGCACCAATGGCGCCAACAATTCTGGAGCTTTCTGCTCGACTCTCGTATGCTTCAGATGCGGCTCTCTCGGCCGCGGCGCCCTGTTCAGATGCAGTGGCGGCAACGTTCCCTCCGTAGAGGATAGCCAGCTTTTCCAACTGTCCCTCTGTATAGGTCGCAGAGGCAACCTGTAACGGCGTGTCCTGGTTGATCACAACGCCGGACGTGGCGTAACTCGGACCCTGCCCAGACGTTGCCAGGTTGAACCTACTCTCAAACATAGCGGCGTCATGGGCAGATTTATACCTCCGTGACAAAGCGTTATTATCGTTTACTTGAGCGCGATACCCGGCCATCCCGGATTGATATCCGGCATAAGCGGAACCCTGGGCGGCATTTGCCAGCGCCATGGCGGCGGAACCGAACGATGATAAGGTGCTTAATGTGGTGCCCAGACTAAATGCACCGGCGGTGCCGAATAACCCAGATGTAGTCGCAACCGTTGCCCCGATTCCGGCGCCGACCACACTCGACGTCCCAACAAGGATGGCTGACGAAGCAGCCGCCGCGGTTCCCGCAGCCGCAGCCGCTGATGCCGCAGCCGCCGCTGATGCCGCAGCCGCCGCGGTTCCCGCAGCCGCCGCGGTTCCCGCTGCCGCGGTTCCTCCCGCCAAAGCCGGCGCAGCCGCCATAAACCAGCACATTTCACTCACCCATCATTAGTTACGAGGCGCGTCATAATTGCCGTGATATGAGAGGGCAGGGGTTGATCCTGTACTATCACAACCTGACCTTCCGTTTCCCATCCACCTCGGAAAGTCAGCGTTTTGTCACCTGAGAAAAGCGGCGGCGAACTATCCATCGGGTCGGAGCCACCTCGGAAATTGATCTCATCCAGGTCGGTGGTATTAGGCCCGACTTTTGCGCCGAGCGTCTGCTTGAAGCGGATTGTCGTATCGAAAATACGCTTTGTTTTCCCCTGTGCAACACCATCGTCCGAACCGGCCTCTGGGCGCAAGGTCTTCACTGTCGCCGTCGAACCAAGCCCGATATGCACCTTACTGACCTCCGGGGAGATCGAAGAGATGGCACCAGACGAAACCGCCTGGTTCGCATAAACCGAACCGTTACCCAAGAACGAAACAGTTTCACCCTCCAGATGATCAAGACCGGTGACAGAAGCAACCGCCTGTCGCACCTTTCCGCCGCTGGTATAGGTGGTGAACGCCGCCCCGTCCGTATTGAGATAAACCAGACCGCCGCTGGTGTATGCAGAATAGGCAGAGGTATCCACCCCAATCGTGAAATTATCAGCGTCAACTTTCGTAACCGTGTAACCATTCCCGTTTAGCTGGGTCATCCCCGCGACATCTAAGAATCCAACCTCATTGCCGGTTGTGAGACCGTGTGCAATGGCCTTGATACTACCGGGGTTTGCCCTTGTGGCGCCAGACACCGGCTTGCCGGCAGTCGCCATGATCTCGAACGTGTTAGTGGTTTTCTCGATTACCCGGTATCGATTGTCATTGATCTCGGTCATGCCACCCACATCGACAACATCCACCAGATCGCCGTCGCTAAATCCATGGGCCGATGCGGTAATCACAACCGGCTTTGCTTTGGTGGCGGCGGAAATCGTCACAGGGCTATCCAGCGTCAATCCGCTGTCAACGTAGAATGCATCGGACTTGACCATGCTTTCATCAACATCGAACTGGCTTTCGAGGAACTCGACATATCTCCTGGTAATATTATTCACTGTGCGCTTGACGATCATCCACAGTTCATCTTCCCCGGAACCGGGAATAACAGACAAACTCTCGACCACGCCATGCGCTGTCGAACCGAAAGAACCGCCGAGCTTATGCCGGTGCCAGGCAATGACCTGCTGGTCGCGCAGGTAGGTCATACCGACTAGCTGGCCGTCAGCGCGAACACCCCAGACAACCGTCGAGGGCTCCTGTTGGTAGGCGATCTCGGTGATACCGCCCTTACCCACCTGGTTAGACAAAATTGTCAAATCTGGAGAATTGAAAGAATCCTGTTCAAAAAGGTAAGCGAATTCCCTGATCTTCCTCTGTTGGCGCTGGATAAACAGAACAATATTGTCAATCCGCAAAGGCGTGTGCTTGTCTGAACCGCGGGTACCTTCCCGCACAACTCGAACATTTGTCGGCGTTAACGGAGCCGATGCGGTCGAACCGGAAATAGTAAACTCGCCACCGACAGTGCCGATCGCCATGATCTTACCGGGAGATAGCCATCTGATGACGTTCACCTGGTCAGTCGCCAGGGTGTAGATCACAGGATCATTATCCAGGGTGCCCGGTGTGTGGTTCTCGTAATCACCGGATTTGGACCCCCACAATGTTTGCGGCTTATCGGTTGATCCGGCCCAGAAAAGTCGCTGTTCGTAAAATGCCGTTGTCGCAGGATATCCGGTGGTGTCGGACCAGGCACCCAATTTCCACTTGGTTTCGGCCGTTATACCGCCTAACGCCTCTGTAATATCTACCGTGATCACCATGGTCGATGCCCTCGATGCGATCGTGCCATATCCCCACTGGATGCCGCCATCTCTGAGAAATTCCCAGGTGACGGTGTTATCGACAATCTCATCACCCTCGGATGAGGGACCACCGGAACCAGCCGACGTGCCGGCTTTAATACACTGATAAACATTACCAGAATTACGGGCAATCGCCTTGAGTGCGTAGGAGGTGGATGACGCCCAGGCCGTTGCCTGATGTCCGACAGTGATTAGACGACCAACATCCGTAGAAAGAAACCCCGAACCGTCGTTAATACTACCGGTTATGTTTATCGGTCCATACGATTTTCCAGCGGACCCATATGACGAAAACCCAGAGCCATCGATGTCAGCCCCATCCAGGTCATGCAGTTCATAAGTGTTCGTTGTTTTCTCAGAAACTATATAATGGAGGTCATTAAGTTGCGTCATGCCGACAACGCTATCAATGAAAATTATATCACCGTTTGAATAACCGTGAGCATTATCGGTCACAGTAACCGGGTCTGATTGAGTAGCGCCAGAGATGGTGGAAGTAAGCGTTGACCCCAAGGTGAACGTCACACCTGACCCAGTAGCAGCGCCGGGCTTAATGGTGGTCGTCGTTATGTTCTCCTCTATATATGGGCCATCTTCAAACACAATATCGGAAATCGTCCAGCTAGTATGCGCCGTTCGAGAAATCTTGCGCGGCGTGTAAGACGGGTGTGCCACATAAAGGACATCGGCTGACTGAGCAAATTGCAGGTCGGGGATATCAGCCGTCAAGAAAGTGGTGGTGACCGTGTAAACCCTGGCAACCGTGCCGGCACTGGAATAGGCCGTATATGCCGACCCGTTGATGTTGGTGGAATCGACATCGGTCAATTCAAAGGTATTAGTGGTCTTATTTTTGATGACATAGTACTTACCGTTGAGTTCGGTCATGCCAACGATGGCGGTTATATAGACCTCGTCTCCGTTTGAATACCCGTGGCTGCTTGCAGTAACAACAACGGGGTTGGCGGCGGTTGCGCCGGAAATCGCTTTGGTCGCCTCAAGGATCGCGCCCTGATCCTTGTAAAATCTCATATAGAGATTCCCGAATTCGATCACATACGCCTGGGTGATCGAGAATTCAAACGGGTACAACCGGGTTGCGTTGGCGCTGGTCTTGACCTCTTTGACGAACCGCGAACCAGACCGTCGCGTAATGCCGCCATGGGGCTGGACGATGAAATTCTCAAGGGTGGCAGCACCGTTGTTATATTTTGTTATATCGACACGTCCGAACAAATCCTCAGACAACTCACCGGCCGTGAAATTGGTGTTGATTATGCTGACGCGAGCCATCTAATTTCTCACATCAAGCCATGATAGCTCACTAGCCGATAAACTTTCCTGGGCATCAACCAATCGCGCTTGTTGAAGTTTCGCTATATATTTTGTCTCGGCGATTCTAGCAACAGTCTGGGACGCTGTGATATCATATGCAATATCAGCGGCCAGGCGCAGGGCGTAAGCCTCGATGAACAGGGCATCAAACAGATTGGCATCGGTGACCTGATGTAAATAGATCACATCCAGCGGCGCCGATGCGTCAGAAACAATTTGCCGCCCCTCAACAGCCCATTCCTCGGTGGTATCGACCTCGATAATTCGGAGACAATCAGACGGCCAATCAAAAGCATTGGTATATTCAAACACCGGTGAAATGGTGTTCGCTGCGATCTGCACACGTTTGATAGCGAAATTCCAGGGGTGGTCACGCAAACACTGATCCCGCGTTTGCTCGTATAAGCGATTACAGGCGCGACCTTCTTTGGTGTCGTCCGTCAGCGCGGTGATAGTGGCGCCGCCCAGGAACGTGATCGCGCGGTTGGCAATCTCAACAAATGTTGTTGCCATCAGGAACCTCTCGTAACCGTGAGAAAGAGAAAGGAGGGGGCGCTAACCCCCTCCCAAACTCAGTCAAGTACATACGCCAAATAACCGACAAGGTCATCGCCGGTGGCGATGGCCGTGTCTTGTGAGGTGGCGCGTATCTTGACCCCGTCCTTGGACTCGAACAGATAGGTTCCGCCAGTTAGAAGGTTGGCCGCGATGGCGCCCTCCAACGTCTGGAACCCAACCGTGTCTACGCTGAGTCCGTTGATGAGACCGTCTGCATCGGCCGCGGTGGTCGATCCATCCATTGCCGTGTACGCATCCCAACCCAGGTCCAAGGCCGCTGAACTCGTCGTCCAGTTGACATAGGCTCTGGAAAGAGATGCCAACACGCGAACCCTCCCTGGCGGGAGCTTACCCAAGACGACCGACGATGTCGCATCACCGGCACCGCTCTGTAGGCAAGTGAAGAACATGATCCGCATCCGGCCATGGTCCTCAGTGGTGTTGTTGTTGACAACCGGGACGGCGACAGTGTTGGCATACTCAGTCGAATTTTGAGTTGTAACAGCCATTTTTCAGCCCTCCTTCAGGTTGGGTCACATTCGATGTAACCGATAAGCTTTTCTTGCATACGGGTTGCACCGATGGACATTGAGTAAAAGACCTGAGTCGCGTAGTTTTTGTCACTACGCTCACTGATTTTGACGGCGGGCTCTTTGCCAATAGCCAGCTTCATGCCCGAATTTTGCCAGAACAGCACTTTATGGTCGCTGTTACTGTCAGTCTCGATCAGCTCAGTTCTCACGAAATCGAAGCCCAGGAACGTCGAGACTTCGCCGTGTACCAGCGCCTTAACGACTGCGTAGTCGCTACTGGTAACCTCGGTTTCGCCCAGAAGATTCTGGAGTTGCTTCGCATTGATGACGCAGGTACGACCTTCGTCCTCGGCTTCGTTAGCGTCGAGGATTTGCTTGGCAGCGCGCAACTTGCCGACATTAAGGCCAGTGTCAGCCGCGGGGCTGATACCAACCTGTACATCAACCGTGTTGTTGCTGTCATAGCTGGTCGAAGTGCCGCCGGCCACGCCCGTATAGGCAGTACCGTCAGCAGCGTCGATGATAGCCTCGTCCATGGCCCGTCCCATCGCAGAACTTGCTGCAACGGCATAGGGACCAGAAGGATCGATCAACATTCTGACGCGATCCTCATCATCGATGAGGTCAGCCCAATCGTAGTCTGCGAGAGAGACCCGACGCCTGGAATGGGGTGTGTCCATTCTCGGCGTATCGGCGTGTCTCGTTGTGCGAACGCGAGCCGAAGTGACGCCGACCTGTTCAAAGAAAGCATTCTTGCCAGTAACCGTCTCGACTGAGACATTGCTACGAAGGCGCGAACTTTTCTGTTGAACCAGATGCTCGACGTTACCCTTGTATTGCTCGACAAACGCGGTCGTGATTTGCACACTCATGGTGTACTCCTCTGCGTTAGTTGAGATTAAGGTGAAAGGGTTGCCCGGTGAACGGACCCTGCGTAGCTTCCGCTACCTTCTCGCTGGGCCAAAAAGGTTATCCAGCTTTGACTATACGGTATCAGTTCCGAAAGCCAATTCCGTAAGGCGCGTCAACCTCTCGTTCAGCACCTTGTTTTCTGGGTGTGCGGCATCCATCAGAGCCGGGTTGGCCCTGATCTCCGCAATCTGTTCTCTCGCCATTTCCGGCGTTGTTCCGAATCTGCCGGCACCTTCGGCATCCTTGAACTGAGGTCCGGTGCCTAATTGCATACCGATCTTAGCGAAGGCGCGCACCAGGTCTGGATTTGAACCCAGCCCCGCGGCCTCAATAATCTGTCCCAATTCGGGTGTGCCAAATTCCCGCATGGCAGCGCGGGCCGTCGCGACACGCTCATCAAAAGCGGTGCCATATTCTGTCTTTAATTCAGCTTCCCATTTGGCGTTCTGGTCCTGCCCGCCGGCCACCTGTTCATTATAAGTGCCCATCATCCGTTCGACAAAACTGTCATGCAACTTCTGGGCCATCGGCGCCGGTAGCTTTGCCCCGTGGGCAGCTTCGCGGAACCAATCAGATAATCCCTGATCATACTGGTCGAAGCCCTCGGGCGCCGCCAGGTTATAATCAGCCGCCTCTTTCGGGGTGCCCAGCTTCTCCCAGCCATCCCATTCACCCAGGTCGCTGTCTTCTGCCGGCAATACCACCTTATCGGCGCCGACAGCTTTCTCCAAATTGACATATGATTTCATCAGGTCTGCGTTGGACTGCCATCCTTTTGCGTCAATAACTTCCTTGTAATCATCGAGCCCGTCAGTCCAATCGGTGGAGCCGTCCGGGTTGCCCGTCAAAACGGACCCTTCTGCTTCGTCAGCCATCTGCTACATCTTCCTTTATTCCAAGTGTGAACGCGGTAATTTGCTCCTCATCCAGAGCCAGAATCGTTATGATCCGTCGAATCATGTCCCGACCTCCCTCCATGTGCTGGAGTTCAGCGTCTGGTCGCACCCCGGTCATCGCATACAGGCCACAAACTTTCATCAAATCCCTGAGAATTATCTGACCCTGTGGCGTATGCAGGAAGATATCCCGGTACGCCTGTAATATCTCAGATTGGACCTTATTCTGTTCTTGGACCATCGCCCCCCCCTGGTTACAGTTATTGCGGTGGCGGTAGCTGCCCCGCTGCCGCCATCTCGGAAATAGTCTGGGCCGCGTCGGCGGCAGGACCGGCGTTATCGACCATGACCTGCGCTTGCTGCTGCCGATTACGAGCATCGCGCATCGCCGCGATCTCATCCTCATTCCGCAAGATGCGTTGAGGCGCACCGTTCGTGTCGGCCAGGGTGCGCGTGATCTCATCGGTGTTGAAGTTATCCATGACGTTTGGATCGACAGCCGCGATCGGCTGCACCATCTCCAGGGTCCGCAAGATACCAACGCCTTCCTCGGCCTTCATGGCGCGGCTTAATGGCGAGACATATTCGATTTCATATTCCCCGCCGGCCTCGACCAGAACGCCGGGCAGAGAGGGCAACAAGCCCTGCTTGTCCAGGATGTCGAACTCGCGCTCGATCAACGGACCCAGCATCTCGGTCTGCTGCCGGCCGATGGTGGGAGCAAGCAGGGCACCTTTTTCCTGGGCGCGCTGCAACACTTCAGTTGCAGTCATAGTTGGGGTTTCAACTAAAATCTGAAACAAAGTCACCAGGAAAGCGTCGTTTATTACTTTCCTTCTTTGATCCATCATCTCCAGGCCGATATCAACACGGGCACCGGTGAACAGCGGTTGGATAGGTGGCTGATTACGGCCGTCCAGCCGGGCAAACGTAACGGCGCCGGAATTGGTATTGATGGGGAACATGACGCCTTCATCGGCCACCAGCAAAGGAGGATCAACAACCTTCTGACCAGCGCGGATAACCGTCTTCGACATCTCGTTGATCATCTTGATATCAGGCAGGATCGTCATTGCCGGCGATCTGCCGAAAATCTCGCGCGGTCCTGAATTATACCTGCTGACGATGTAGGGGTTGGTCGCGAATCCGCCTTCTTCAATCAGGTGCTTTGATTTGATCTCGAAATAACCTGAAAAGAATATCGCATTTTTCCGATCACGGCGCATCGGGTCGCGATCTTCACGGGGCATCACAACATGCAATAACCTGACATTCTGATCGGGCTTGTCCTTCAGGGTCTTCCTGAAATCATCAGAAAAATCCCCTTCAGGAAACATCTTGTCCACGTTTCGCGCCGACGTTTCAAACCGCCGGTAAACGGTGTCAATCATGCCATGTTCATTTTCAGCGATAAACAGGTCGGCAAGATGGACCGACCGGTAAATTGCGCCACGCACCGGCGCCTCATCGATGAATAGACCGGCAGTACCAAAGGCGCCAAGAGACATGTAACCCTCATGGACCTGGGACGCGAAGTTCGCTTTCGGTGAATACCGATGTGCGAACATGGCTTGCTCGACCTGGTCGAAATACAGCCGCACGTCATTGTCACGGTTCAAAACCTGGTTCGATGTCCGCAACGTGTGCCACCGGGCGCCGCGAGGGGTCAGTAAACTCTCGACGGCAGCGGCAAAACGTTCCAACGCCAAAGAGGCAGTGGCGTCAAATAACTTGGCCGTGCGCTTGTCGCCAGCTTCCCTCTGACCGGTGAAGACAGCACTACGCGGTAAAACACGTTCTGCGATCTCTTCCCAGTGAGATTCCCATGTGCCGCGGCTACGCTGTAAAAGCTCGAAACGCTTGAAGATCAATTCGTTTTCCATCAGACCCCCGTGAACGTTGTCTTGCGTATAGCATCGACACCGCTATTACGCGGGACGCCCTGCAAAACTGTTTTGCCCTGAAACGTGCCACCGCCAGTGGTCGAGGTTGCAAGGCGCCGCGCCCGATCCAGACGATTACCTAAAGAAGAAGAATTAGCGCCAGACGGCTGGGTGTTGTTTCCGTAATGTCGGTGAGATTGATGATCATGGACACCCGGAGCACACATCCTCAAGCGCCTAACAAGCTCTTCTTGCCGACAGCGGCCGCGGACGTGTCACCCAGTGAACCGGCAAGAATGGTGGAACTACGCCCCTTGGCCGCCAACAGCCGTCTGCGTTTTGCCGTGGCCTCGGCATTCACCACCGGATCGTCCCGCGTCGGGGGCGGCTCTGGCGGGAGCGGGAGCTCCGGGAGAGCCGGCACTTTTGGAGCGAAGGGTCCGAAACACATGATTGAAATCTCCATCGCGCTCCAGGCGGGAGCGCGTCCATGAATAACAGTGATACGTCTTCCGAGATGGCCCGTAATCCTCGATAGACGCCTCGCGAGTCGCGCCTAAAGACTCCAACCACCTGTGGGCTGTATCGTGCCCCTCCATCGACCAGCACTCACAACGCACGGCGCCGGCATCGATCCACTGTGGCATAATACGCCGCTTGATATCCTTCGTCACGGCCAACGCAACCTCAGACCACCGATCGGTGGCGAACATCCAGACAGTCCACATCAACGGGCGTGACAGAAAAGCGCCATACGCCGCAACAGGGCAACCGCCAGAAAGAGCAACGATAGCAATGCCGCCGGCAGTACAGGACATCGCCGCCAAATCCTCGGCCTTACCAGACCAAATCAGCGGCATAATCTCCTCGACATCCAGATCACGCATGTTCCGCGCAATGAAAACGACATCACCATAGACCGCCGGGACCAACTCAACCAAACGTGTGATCCGGCGGCGTCACAACCTGACCGCCGCCAGGTAACCGGCCAGTACGGGCGGCGACAGATAAAACATCACCATCATCATCACGCAAACCAACACACAAATAACGAAATGAATCGCAGGAGTGAGAACTCCAATCATGGTTAGGCCGGTCTTTCCAATCCCCCGTCCTGTCCGAAAACTGACGATGGTAATGCCTGAGAGCCTTGAGCCCGTCAGAACAGTTCCCGCGATCGAAATAGCACCTGGGAATCGACGCCCGTACAGCCTCAATCCCATCTGCAACAGTCAACCTAGGCACTACGGTCGGACGCACCCCTAAATTCATTAAAATCTCATAGCGAGAATTACCGGACCCCAATTCCCTGACCATCACGTCATGGGGAAATAAATGGCGCCCGTAAGTATAAGGACGTTCCTTCAAAATCTTGATGTAGTGATGAAGCCCCTGCCCGCTGTCCTCAAAATAATCGATGACGCGGATAACATTCTCCCGCGGCATAACCTGGACAAACCAGATTGCAGTCGAATCCGCAATGCCCAAATCCCAACTCGTCGTCACCTCAAGATTCGGTTCCCAGGGAATACTCCCGATGCGGCCATCGAGGTCCGCGCTGTCGAGAGCCTTGGCAAAATAAGAACCGACTAATGGAGCTTGCCAATTTACCTCGAACTCCTGGTCATATTGCGACGGGTCCATCGTCACGCGAGCCGCGTCGAGCTCCGTTTGCTCCAGAACCCCCGTCTCGGATGCCGGAAAACGCATGGCAAACCACTCGGGGTTACCGTCTTCCATCTCCCTTAACGCGGTGTCGTAAATCTCCTTGAACTGATTCTCACCGCGCGGCGTTCCAATCCACAAGCACTTCCCGGTACCGAAATCAGACAGCGCAGGGCGCACAATCTCAGGAAACAACCGCGCATTCATGTCGGCAAATTCATCGAGACAACAGGCATCCAATCTAAGCCCGCGCAAACTGTCGGGATTCTCTGCCCCCAGGAGCCAGATACGGCGCCCATCAGGAAGATCGCAACGCAACTCGGCCTCGTTAAACTTAACACCGGGAATAACCCCGGCGTAATCGCGCAACATCACCCAGGCAATCCGCTTCGCAGCGCCATAAGTAGGCGCAATATAAGCCCCTTGTGCGCGTGGATGGGGACACGTCAGTACTTCCCGCAACAACCAGTTAATCGCCATCACCGTTTTCCCGAACCTGCGATGGCAAACTGCTACGCTGAAACGCCTCGCCCGTGCGTGAAACTCCTTCTGCAAAGGCCGCGGCGTATAGGGAATCCTGATCTGCTGAATCTCAGACATCGACCCCCCCTAAAAACATGATCAACGCCCGGCGGTTGCCACGATGCTTCGCTACCGAATGAACATTATCCGAGGCGCTGTCCCAGGTGATCAAATCACAATAAGGAAATAACGGCGTATCAGGATCATCCTGGAAATAAAACCCGCCACCGGTAAAATCAGCATCCGGGTTCGTCAAAAGAACCCCAGCACTATACGAACACCAACTCATATGACCCTTGGCACCCCGATCCGTATGCCAGGGGTGACCCTCTAACCTCTGCTCCACCCTCACATAAGAAGGCGCCTCAAGAGAAACAGGCCAACAGGCACCGATCTCGGCCATTACGCCGGCAAGGCGAGGATCGGAAAACTCAAGATACCCTACCTCAGATGCAAGATCAGAAGCTTCCGCAACCGTCAGAACCCCCTCAATATAACACCTAGCCAATCAACTTCCCGCCTAACCGGCGACCGCCGCCACCAGGCGTGGAAAGCTGCGCCGCGCGAGGCGAAGGCACCTCGCCCAGATGCTCGTTCTCAGGCGTCGAGGGATCATCAGCGACGAACTTGCCATCAGAAGCGTGGGCCTTCTTTACAGCAGCTTTCTGCTTGGCCGGCGCCTTCTTAGCCTTCAAAACCCTCTTCTTCAATAAAGCCATCTTCCTATCCTAACAGTGATGTTCCAGCCCTTTTCGCCAATCGCTCATCGCGGTCGGCGATCCGCGCCGCCGCCACCTTTTTCGCCTTGTCTTCCCTGTTAGCTTCGACACGGGCCGGGTCAATAATATCACCCAGACTGCCGCCCGCCTGCTTGCCCGCCCAGCCAGACGGGTCCAGAATATTCGCCATGGTACTGCCGCGACCAAAAATTTTATCGCTAAAAAACCCGCTAGGATTCAAAAAACCCTTTCCCATGCACATGATTCTAATCCTCGGGTAAATATGGAAGGTCAACCATTGCCCCAACAGGGGCCAGAGGGGGCCAAAAAGTCTTGAAAAACAGTGGTCGCATTTGGAGCGTGGACCCATCAATACCCCAGACCGCCAGGAAATCCGGGGGTACCCCCCCCTCGACCGCAAATTCTAAACGACCAAACATTTCTGCCAATATTATACGTTGTCATGTTCGCTAACGTTCAATTGACAAACCGACAGACGCGGGAAACCCACGGCCTACCTCAAAGGGACAGCGAACCGTCGATAATACACACTGAGCTCGGCGGCTGACGCCAGACCCAGGGGTAGGCCCAACGCCAGCCTAGCCGGCGGCTTCGACAGCACCAACATCCCTAGATTCCCTGCGCGAGAGGGCGAACTAACAGCTTCGGTCCAACGCTCAATCCTACACATCCTCCTCACTGTGTGGCCCAGGACACCCGCATTCAGCATAATGCAAATCGCAAACCGGGCATATTGGCTCGCCACACATCTCACATGCCACGCAATCGGCGGCATGAACGATCGGCCGAGTGAAATCAACGCTCAATTCACCACATCCTCTGGCGTAATGGCATCGAGGCAAGCGTCGGGGATCGGCTGCGCAACGCCGACAGTCACGGGCGCCGCATCGTCCCACCCGATCACCATTGGACCGGTATGATGCACCTCCTGCTTATCCTTGTAACGAATGTCCAGCTTCGACAGCTTGGCAAGAGCCTGATGCCCCATGTTATTCGCGGCAGTGACCACGGCCTGGGCTCTCCTGACGTCACCCTTGAGCGTGTTGTTGATCACACTGCGCTGGGCATCGACAGCCTCGGCGGCATGGACCATGATGCCGCGCTTTTCAGCAGCGAAGCATTCATCATCCAGCGCCTTATCCTTGATGCGCCACTTCTGCAACGCCCTGATCGTCGGCATGTGGGCATCGAGGCAGACCGCCGTGATTGTCTCACCCACACTAAAGCGTTCGAGAATTTCCTCGATCATCTTATCGGTGCGGATTGAAGGCCGTGGCATGCATACCTCAATAAAAATAGGGACCGCGTTAACGGCCCCTTGAGTTGGGTAGATGGGAGGAAGTAGCGGCACAACTGCGCCAATAGCAAATCACCTACCATCCACATGATGTGGCATCAAGACGAACAAGAACAGAACATCACGCCACCTTATAGAACCCGACCAATCCATCCAGCGCCAGCCGCAGCGCCACCATGCCATCCTGTTCAGGCCGTTTGGACATCTTCACACCTTTCCAGCTACCGGCAGTGAAACCCTCCCCGACCACATGCTCGATAATATCCGACAGGGGGGCGCCCACATGCACCAACGCATCCCTGACACGCTGCTTCGACAACTGGATGGCTTCGACCGCTTCCAGGGGCATCTCTCCACCGCCTGGCGCATTATCGTATCTGACCTGGGCATATGTTGCAGCGAGGTGCGCTCTCCGATACTGCGCGGCGAAGATATCCGCCGCTATGTATTGCGTATTGGAGATCGACCCGCGACTATGATACGTCTCGATCGGATCGATCGTGGTATTCCGTAATGCCTTGATACCGGCGACCGGTGTTTCAATCTCGACATATAACCCATGTTGTTGCTGTTCAGCAGGACCGTAATCCGAGGTCATGGTTCTTTTCATTTCTTTCTTTTTATTCTTCTTACTCATTCACCACCTGTCCTGTCTCGTTTTACGTCCCATCAAAGCCGGCGAGACAGCAGGACCGCCTATGGACGGTCCCTGTCTTGTCTCGCCGTATGGGCATTTGCGCGAGACATGTCCCATTACCTGTCTCGCACCTGTCTCGCACCTGTCTCGTTCACTATATCCTCCAGATGCTTTCACTATTGCCGGCAAATTTGCTGCCTTTGATGAGGTCGATCTTGGCTCTATCGACCACCTTCCTGGTTCCCGCCGACACCACGTCTGCGCCATCGTCTTTTGGCGGCATGATCCCGTTCCTGACGCACCACGTTCTGATATCTGTCATCGAGATAGATGCGACATCGGCGCCGTTATGACCTACAGGCCGTCTGCTGACATTGACTGCCAGATTGTCATATGCCTCCACGATGGCATCTCTGTAGTTGGCGCGATCATCGCCTTTCTTGCTGGTTTCTTTCGTGACGCCTGAGATGTTCCAGCCGTCCTGCGTGAGAGCGCATTGGATGGGCATGAACTCCTCGGCATTGAGGTGGGTACGGAGCCGGTGTTTGGTGAAGTTCAGGACGAACCCTTCACCGTTATCTTTCGGTCGGTCGAGACGCAGGACGGTATCCAGTTCCCACTCCCTTGTGTTGCTGCCGTATGATCGACCTTCCGCGTGGCCTGTGTGGTGGACCCATATCTGTGCGATGTAACGATTTGTGAGACTTTTCATCAATTTCTTGACGGGTTCCCAGCTTTCCTCTTCTTTCATGTCGCCTGACAACAGGCACATGATACTGTCGAAGATGATGACGTTGGGCTGATACAGGTCGATCTGGCGTTCCAGCCATGCCTGGCCTTCATCGTTGTTCAGGGGCGGGATGTCCTCGCCATCGGCTTGTAGGCTGTCACGGTTGAGCCCGAACACCTGTGCGTTCTCGCCGTAGAGGTTTGCGACCTGTTGTGTCCTCTCCTTGAACGTTTCCCGCGGCATCTCGCCGTCGATGTAGAGTACGCGGCACGGTCTGCCACCCTTCCAGTTCAGGAAATCTTTGCCGGCGGCTATGGCTGTTGCCATGTTGAGGGCGAACAGGGTTTTCCCCAGCCCTGTTGGCGCATATATCATCCACCTTGAGGTCGTACACATCACGGTGCCCATTAGGTAGTCTCTGGGCGGCATTTCTTTCTTCAGCCACGCTGCGAGGCTTTCCCTGGCTGGATCGTTTGGTCGTATCTGCGAGATCAATGTGCGTATATCGTTGCGCTGTATCCACTGGACGATATCGTCCTTGTCGTTGAAGTCTTTGCATATGTCGGCGGTGGTGATGGATGCTGCGATGCCTGTGAGGCTTTCTGCCACTTTAGCCATGTGTTTGCGTCCCGGATCATCGTTGTCCGGGATCAGGATGACGTGCTTGCCGGCGAAGTGTTCATTGAGTTCCTGTTGCCAGTTACCGGCGCCACCTGGGTTGCAGGTTGCGGGGTAGCCGGCGCGGTTGAGTGCCTCGACGCCCTGTTCACCCTCGACAATGATGATGCTTTCGTAGGTATGCCAGTGATGCAGTTGATACGGCAGACGGGTAACGCCATCCATGTTGTGGCTGTTGTAGCTGTTGTGGCTGTCGAGGCCGTGTTGGCGGAACGTCTTGCCACCGTCTGGATCAGGCAACCGATCGACCACGAATACAGGTGTTCCGTTCTGGTCCCTGTATATGTGTTGTCTGGGGTTAGGGTAGTCCGGGGGGAATGCGATATCGCCGGTATATTCGCTGACCTTATGTGGTTTGACGGCGCCGACGCGGAGCATGGCCTCATAAACAGCGTCCTGGCTGCATCCTGCATGGCAATGCCACAGGACCATGTCGTCCTCGCCGTCACTGATGGACAGCGACGGGGTGCGGTCCTTGTGTGCCGGGCAGCGCGCGGTGAATGAGCCGTCGCTGTTAAGCCGGGCCTTTTCCAGGTGTGAGGCTATTTCTTTTGCTGTCACTAAAACGGTATCTCATCATCAAGCGGTTCAAGTCCGAAATCCTTGCGGAAATTGTCATCGGGGTGGCGCTGGTTCTCGAACCATGAAGCTCTGTTTTCGGCGAATGCGCTGATGATGATCGAACCGAACATCATCAACTGGCCTTTATCGAGGGCGCGCAGATCGTGCTGGTTTATGCTGTCGAGGTAGGCGCCGGCCTTCTTTACCGCTTCCCAGAGCGGTGCGTCTTCGTCCTGTTCCAGATGGTGTCCGGTCATCATGTGCCTCTTTGAACAATAGAACGTTAATCCCCGTCCGTTTTTATGGCCGAAACCACGCGTGGCCTTGAAACAGACGGGGCAGAGCTTGTTGTGTTCTATGTATTCCACGCCCCTACCGGAGGTGCGACGGTGGCAGGTGGAGCCACCGGTGGAGCCGCCGCGGGCATTGGGGGTACAGGTGCCGGCGCACTGGGCACGGGCATGGGAGCCGGTGCTGGTGCCATGGGCGGTGGTGCAGGGGCAACGGGCTGCGCTTGTGGTGCGAAACACGCAGGTTGCTGGACCCACTGGACGATCTCGAAATTGGGCACCTGGGTTGAGTTCTGTCCGGTGCTTGTGAGTGTAGCGCCGGTCAGCCTGATCAGCGGATATAGGCCGGGGTTCTGTGGTGCCTGTTGTGCGATGACGGCCGCGATCTGGCAGAACCCTTTCCATGTGCCGACTGACGCCTGATCCCAGCATGCGGCGTTGTCATTATCCAGTGCCATGGGGATGCGGACGGCTTCAAGAAAGCCGGCGCCGGGGTAGGACAAAGGCTGACCCAGTGACGGGTTGGCGCGATAGTCCTTGGCGCCGCCTTTCGGCCAGTTCAGCCATCCGGTTTCGATGGTGTTGATGTCCCACACCGTGCCGGTCAGCATGTGCTGGGACACTATCGGCGCATTGCCAGCCCCGGCAGCGCGGATCGAGAACGATGCCTGTTCGATGCCGTTTTCGGCAGAGCCCAGTGCATGCCAGTTAATGTAATACGCAAATGCTGCGCCATCTCCACGGGGCTGTTCAGGGGGCGGTGCTACGAATGTATTCACGTTGCTTCTCCTTTTTCAATTTTTCGCGTTAACTTCAAAACCTTTTTCATCGCCCTACTTTCAAGAAGGTTGATGTGCTTAATGAGGCTTTTAACTTTTCTATGCAGGTGCCTATTTTCACGGGTTAGCTCTTGAACCTTATTGTTGGATGACTCTGCGCGTTTCATATTTTTGTCAGCATTCAATGCGTTTACCACCAACTCTTGGAAGGTAAATAATTCCAACATCAGCGCGTCTGAATTAGGAATAATAAGGTTGCGTAACCCAGCCTCATGCTCCCTTAATTGCTCATGCACCTTGAAATACTTTTCCTTCCAAGCGGCGTAGTCCTTTTTATTTAACCTCGGCATCACGCCGCCCCCTTGAGATCAATCTCTCTGGGGTTGGTGTGCTTGAAGGCGTAGGGCGGTAGGGATAACAGCACCTTCTCGGCGGCATAGCCGTGGAAATGCTGTTTCTCCTCGCATTCAAGATGCAGGTCGATGGCGGCGTTGTAGGATGCCCATCCTTCGGCCCGTGTTTGTGCGTCGAGTTCGTAGATGGCTGGTGCGTATGGCGGTGACTTCTCTATGACAAGGAACAGGAAGGTATCCCTTGGCGCGACCCTCAATTCCGGGTTTTTTCTTTCCTGTCGGTTCGCGATCTCAACCCAATTTAGATGTGACGCCTCGTAAGCCGCGTTCCATCCATAGGTGTACGATGCCGCCTGTTGATGATAGCCGTAATTGGCAACGGATTGCGCGAAGCCGCGAGGGCTCGCATCTGCTGCTGTTTTCAGGTCGATTAGAACGTCCTTGGCGCAATCCATTTTAAGTTTGCATTGCTGTCCGCGGTACTCGAAAAACGCTGCCTGTTCGTATATCGCACCACCACCACCCAGGATCGATGCGATGGCAGGACTCTGCCATACCCTATCCCTCATGGTCATGCAGGTATGATAGTCACCTTCAGTTAGCAGGATGACGCCCGCGGCGTCGGCCTCTTCGATGGCTTCCTTCCATGCTTTCCCACGGCGATCCTTTGGACCCTGCTTTATACCCTTGTCGGCGAGTTCCGGCTGAAGGACAGCAAGATGGACGGCGCTGCCCAGCGTCATGGCGTCGGTCTTTTCGGTCTGTACCTGCGCGTGGGCCGGTGTTTTGTTGATGAGGCGCCAAAGGTAAGAATTGTTGAGCCCGTCAGCCGCGAAATACTCGGCATCGGGCATGTCGAAGACACCGATCTTCATCATGCCACCTCACTGAGGATGGCAGCGTAGCCGGCGAGATCGATCTGGCTATCGGCGTGATCGGGCTGATTTATGAGACGCGCCAGCTTGATACCGCACATAACCATGACGGCGTCAGCCGGGCTGATGTCATACTCCAGCTTATCCCTGAGAATCACGTTCATCATTGCCGCCACCCGGTCATAGTTCTCGGCGGGTGAGCCGTACATATTTTCCCTGTTTGTAACGGCAGCGCGCGCACCGTTAAGAATTTCAAAGCGCGGTTTGTCTTTCATCTGATAATCCCCTGTGATCTGCCCCAAAGGGCGATAAGTGCCGCTTCTGCGCGGCCGTCGTCTTTCTTACGCAAGAACTGGTCTGCGTTGGCAGGGAAGAGCCGTGTCGCAGCTTCCCTTGCCGCGTTCTTGTCCCGTCCCAGGTTATAGTGGCTTTTCCACTTCGCCGGAGTGACAAGCGTGAACGGGATAGCCAATGTTGCGAGAACACCTTTTATGACACCAAAGCCCTGCCCGAAATTGAAGGCGGATTGCCGGCCCATGAGGTGGCTGTTGACGCTCTCCAGGTAGACATGATCCGGGACGAACTCTGTGAAAATGGCCGCGATCGCGGCGCCGTTGAGTTCTTTGTCGAAGACCGGCATATCCTCAATGAAGAGATGGCTGGATACCGGATAAAGCATGGCGATGGCGCCGGTCTTGCCGGGGTCAATGGCGGCGATCATGGCGCGGCCTTTTCTTTTTCAGTTAAAAGACCGCGCATTAATTTATTTTCGGCCCTCAAGGTCTTTATGGTTTCTCTCTGGCTACGGTTTTTCTGCGACATCTTTAAATCGGAATCGCGCAAATGCTCGTTCTCTGCCTGGATTTCTTTGGCCTTTACCTCGTATTTTTCCCTCTCAAGGCCGTCAAGAATTAGACCACGCGCCTTATTAAGCATTGCCGCCAGTTCCCTAAAGCAAATTACGTTTCTGTTGATGGTTAACGCTGCTTTATCAACGTCAACGATTAACTCTTCTATGGATAGGATTCCGCGGGCGCCCTTCATTTCCCGTCCTTCAATTTCAGCAGCGCGTAATACTCCTTGCGCCGCATGGCGATGGTGGGTGTCATGCCCAGGCTGTCGTTATGCTCTGCCATGTCGAGGGCATATCGCGCCGCCCTGATCTCTTCGTCTGTGGGTTTCCTGGGGCCGAATATGCTGTCCCACCCATCCCTGTATGCTTTGGTCGGGATGGGGATCGTCCACCAGCGTTTGCGCTGTTGGCTGGGTGATTTGCTGTGGATGTCAATCATCAGACTTTCTCCGCTGCGAGGATTCCCCGTCCGATTTGCTCGACGACCTGGGGGACGATTGCGTTTCCGAGGGCTTTGAGTCGGGCGACGCGGTTTTTAACTCCGGTCGCAACTCTTCCGCAGTCAGGTTCGTCCAGCCAGCGGGGAACCCCATCAGCCATTCCACCCATTCTGGATTCAGGGAGCCACTGCTGTGGCCCTCCATCTTCACTGCGTTGGGTAGCTGGTCGTGATGCCCTCGCGCTTTCGCCAGATGCTCGTCGCTGTTTGCGCCCTTGTGATCCCTCGTTGTCGGCGTGGGCCACATCTTGGCCGCCGTTTGTAGGTTGAAACTTTCCTTGTGACCACTGGGCCTCTTCCCCGTGAAATTTGGGGTTGCCCCCCGTGGTGTTGCGTCCGGCGTCGGCCACAGTTTCGCCACCATTCCCAGATCGATATTCTTCCCCCGCGCCAATTCCCTCTCTGCGCCCGCCACTGTTCTGCTTCCCTTGTTCCCGTCCGTCGCTTTCGCGGTGGGCCAGAGATGCGGGTTGTTCACTTGTTGCGAGAGCCGCAATTGCTGGTGGGCTTTGTACTTCACTTGACCCGGATGCTCGGCCACACTGGCGGTCATTGTTTGCCACAATCCAGACCCGATCTCTTCGGTGCGGGGCATCGACGGCGCAAGCTGGAATAATAAATGGCGCGGCTTCGTACCCGAGGCTTTCCAGGTCAGAAAGGCTGCGCTGGAGGCCCAGCGGCTCGTTAACAAAGCCTCTGACATTTTCGCCAATGACCCATTGAGGCCGTAGCTTTTCAATAAGGGTAGCCATCGCCGGCCAGAGGTCGCGGTCATCTTCTGCGCCTCGCTGCTGCCCGGCGACACTCCAGGGCTGGCAAGGAAATCCTCCACATACGAGATCGATTCTCCCAAGTTCATCTGTCGGGATGGTTCGCACATCGTCGTAAATCGGGACGTCCGGCCAGTGCTTTCTGAGGACGGCTTGACAGAACTTGTCTTGCTCGCAGAAGGCGACTGTCCGAAAAGGTCCGGCTGTTTCGAGCCCGAGTGAGAATCCGCCGATTCCGCTGAAGAGGTCGAGGACGGTAAGGTTTTCATTCACGTTTCCCTCGCCGCCTCGACGCGGCGCTCCAGCTTATCTATCTGATCCAGTAACGGGGGCAGGTGGGCGTCCAGAGCGGCCTCGATGGCGCTTGTCATGGTCGCCGGGGTGTGAGCCGCCACAGTATGCAGGTCCACCAGCAGGTCTGTGCGTAGTCTGAGAGAGAATGGGGTGCGGGGCATCGGCATTGGGGCGCCTGTAAATTAATTTGGTCGGTGAGCTTGTAATTAAGATATTTGTGCGTATGTACAGTGTCAAGACGAACACCGTCAGGACGCAAACGGAAAGAGAGAGGAACAGAGAGATGATTACGAAACGCACAGAGATAACAGGTTCAGGCGCAGTAGACATAGAGGGCACGGGAGATTATTCCGTTGTCGCCTCAACCGCATACGGTAATAATTTCGTTCTTTGTCATCGCTTCGACAGCGAGGAAGCGGCGGAAGTCGTCGCTCGCAAGGTTGAACGGGTCGGTTCGATCGATGAAGATCGTTGGGTTCTTTGGCGCACCACATACGGTTCCGCTGCGTTCGTAGAAGAAGAAGCAGAGGCCTCTTTATATGCGGGTTCAATTCGGTCAGGCGCTATATCGGAAGACGATCCCGCAATCCCCGCCAACATCCGCACACTTCTTTAGTAACGCTCTCTCGCCATTCAAACCTATCAGCCCGGAAACGGGCTTTTAGGCTGAGTACTGCTTAATGGAGAGAGGAATAGAGAGATGACCCCCTACCAAAAGGCCCGCCACCAAGTGATAAAATTCCGCGGACCTCTGGGCACCGTCTACTCCTGTCCCTTCTGCAAGCATTTCGAGATGACACGCCCTGGTATCGGACAAGGCCGGGGGCATGGCCTTCGCACCGGCGGCGCGGCGCACTCCCGCGTAAGCGCGCATATCGCCAGCAAACACTCAACAGAGGAATAGACAGATGACATCACAATCCACATATCAAAGCGGGAGCCCCTCTGAAGGCGCTGTTGTCATCTATTTGCGGGTATCCACCAAGAAGCAGGGCATCGACGGCAACGGCATCGCCGCCCAGCGCCAAGCCTGTCTTGATCATCTCAACGGTGGCAACTGGCATCTCGTTGGCGAGTACACCGAACAGGAAAGCGGTGCCAAGAATGAACGCCCTGAACTGGAGAGAGCTTTGGCCCAGTGCGCCAAGGATGGCGCCACCCTGGTGATCGCCAAGCTGGACCGGTTGTCACGCAATGTCGCTTTTGTCAGCCGCATCATGGAGTCAGGCATCGATTTCGTTGCCGCCGACCAGCCCTTTGCCAACAAGCTGACCATCCATATTCTGGTCGCATTTGCCGAACACGAACGTGAAATGGCATCTCAGCGCACCAAGGCGGCGCTGGCGGTAGTCAAGAAGCGCGGCGTCAAGCTGGGCAACCCCGACATGAAGGCGCTGGGTGCGTCAGGCCGTGAGGCGCGATCGGTGAAGGCGCTGGCCCACGCCGAGAATGTCTTCCCTGTCATAGAGCGCATTCGTTCTTTCGGCATCACCACTCTGCGCGGTATCGCCAAAGAACTGAACGAGCGCAGGGTCGAGACTCCCGCTCGCCAGACCAAGATCAACAACGGCAAGCCGATCTTCGGCAACCCTGTCTGGCATCCAGAACAGGTCAAACAAATCATCGGATTGGTAGGAAAATGAGAACCATCAAATTGAACGGCAAGAAAATCAATCTCAGCATAGCCGAGGAGCGCGCCCTTAGAACTCTCGCCTGGTATGATTTCGCCGCGCCGCCTAACGCCTTCGAAGAGGGGCCGCGAAGATGGCGCAAATATATTCTGCCTCGCGGAAGCCGCGCGGTGGAGCTTGGGGTTAACACCTCAACCCCGGCGTCTCGCAGACGTGCGGATAAATATTTCGCGAGACACCCGCGTCGGCGGGTCTGCGTTACGGGCGATCCGCGCCGGATCAACGCGATCCTCAAGCAATTGAATCCGGGGGAATAAGAGATGAAACGCACACTTTCCCGCCGGCAAAACCAAGTCCTCCAGTTCATCAAGGGTTTCATTGATGAGAATGGTATCGCGCCATCCTTTACGGACATGCGTGATGGTCTTGATATCGCGTCGAAGGGTCAGCTTTTCACCTTCCTCAATATCCTTGAGGACCGCGGACATATTGTTCGCGAGTACGGTGTCGAGAGGGGGATTGTGGTGGTCGAGGAGGAGGGGGGAACGCTGCGCCAGATACGGGACGCAGCCACCGCTTTCGTCAGCTTGCAGACAGATTACCGCCAGGCTTACGAAACTGACGCAGCCAGCAAGGAGGTCAAGGACCGGGCACCCGGCGTTGCCGCCGCGTTTGCTAATCTCAAGTCATTGGTGGGGGATGGGGGATGATTGTCCCGGAAGAGACACCGTTTTAATGAAACTTATCACTATCCCATTATCGTTAGAGGAAGCGAATGCCTTTGTGGAACAGAACCACCGGCACCACAAGCCAGTGGTCGGTCACAAGTTCTCCATCGGGGCGACGTTAGGCGATAATGTCGTCGGCGTTGTGATTGTTGGACGCCCTGTGTCAAGGCACCGCGATGACGGCATGACAATGGAAGTCACGCGCCTTTGCACTGATGGCACCCGCAACGCTTGTTCTTTTCTCTACGGTGCCGCCGCCAAAGCAACTTTTGCTTTGGGATACAAACGAATAGGTACATACATCTTAAAATCAGAACCAGGAACCAGCTTATCTGCCGCCGGATGGACGCTAATAGGGGAAACCCCCGGCAAATCTTGGTCTAGACCAACGCGGCCCCGAGTAGATACACACCCCCTTGAACCGCGCTTTTTATTTGAGGTGACAAGATGACCAAATTCATCGTCATCGTGACAATTGGACTTCTCATTTCCCTCGTCTTTGCCGAACTGGCGGCGGGATGCGGGCAGGTCACTCACTTCGCAGACCGAACGTGGGTGTCAAACGAATGCCTGTTCCTCCCCTCCGAAATAAGTTATGGTCGCTGGTGATACACCTCCCTGTGAACTGGCCCCGCAAAAGTGCGGGGCTTTTTTTATGCTAACGCCCTCATTCGTTCAATTAAGCGTCCGCTACGTTCCGGCACCTGACGCCGCCATCTTGAGTCATACATCTGCTCTGCGGCTTCGTTCATGTCCCCGGCCTCGACGGCAGCGAGGAATTTGACGAATTTTCCCATTCGGTTCAGGCCCATATTATAGGTCATATTTGCAACTATTAATTGAACAGTCTCGGGCATATCATTAAATCCCGGTAACAGCTTATGGCAGTCGGCGATGGTCCAGCTAATATCTTTAGCGAACAATTCCGCGACACGCTCCTCACTGACCGGGGTGCCTACTTCCATCTGATATTCAGGATCATCAAGTCGGACCAAATGGCCCACGCCACAAGTAGGCAACCCTAAGTGGTCTAAATAAATCGAATACACACAACCTTCATCAGCCTCAAGCTCTTTGCGCAGTTGATCAATCATTTTTCACCTTTTTCTTCTTTTTCCTCGGCGCGACGGCCTTCTCATAATAGATGATGATCTGCTTTTGCTGCTGGAGGAACCGCTTCAATTCGGCCATATTCAAGGCCAGCGTCTCATAATCCCGTACACTGATCGCGTAAAACAGGAAATCACCGTTCTGTTTTACAAAACGCTGTTTAAACGCAGCGAACGTATCCTCGGTCACCACATAGAAGTGCAAGTTCGACAACTTCACAGGGCGTGGCCTATTCTGCACCGGTATCTTGCGCTCGACCTCCACCGTTCGAATCTCCAGCGGGAGAATCTTCTTGAAGCTGGAGCAGCTACTTAGCAGGAGCAGGGGCAGGAGCAATAGCGCCACTGATAGCTTCAAGGCTACGGAAGAGCTTCTTCGTCCCGGCATTGATTTTTTTCTCCACTAAACCCGGCTTGCGTAGACTGAGTTTCGCCAGATTATGCTTGCGTAGCTTGCCAATCAAAACGTCTTTGTAGACATTCGCCTTGTCGAGGTTCGTCTGCAACTCCTTCGTCAGCGCCGAAAACCGCTCACGATCTTCGATCATGGCCGTGATCGTATCGTCCTGCATCTTTTTGGCAGTCTCAAGTTTGACGGTGTTCTCCGTCAAGATGCGAATACGTTCCTGACTGTCTTTATAGTAGTAGTAAGCACCGTATCCTGCGCCCCCCAAGAGACCAAGAACGATGATCAGGAGGTAGATTTTCAGCATCTTACGGTTCGCCACCCTTGTCCTTCAGGATGAAGGCAACTATCGCCGCAGCCAACGCGACAAAAACCAACGCGGGCTGTCCGATTATAGCGGCAACTCCGATCACGGCGATGCCAGCCGCTGCCCATGATGACGGCTCCATTATCCTCGTTAATATCCATTTCATTTCTCTTCCTCTCGGTGGTTGTTGTGGTCGAGGTATTAATCTAGCCCGGCCACGATGCCGCGCATCACGATATCTAGTCATTTTCTTAGCAAGATAATAATAGCCACGACGACTAATCCAATAATAATAAACTCGCCCAAGGTAAATGGAACCATCATTATTTTCCCTTAGTCATGTAGGCCGTCATCCCCATATACGCTCCGACAACGCCCGCCTGTCCTATATAGAATAGTCCGAAGAGGTCGGACAGAGCTTTTATACGACCATCCGGGAAGATGGGGAGGAAGACCGCGACGGTGAAGAACAGCATCGACCCCATCGCTACCCAAGCCATCTGACGCTGGGCGTCGGCCTTCTCATGTTTCGCCAAGGCAGCTACTGCTGCCAACTCGGCGTCACTAACGACGCCGTCGCCGTCGAGATCAAGCTCGTTAGCTAATGTGGAGTCGGCCTCTAGCTTTTTCTGTGCCATGTCATTTCCTTTTTTTATCTTCAAGCAATTCTTCAAGCTCTTCGATCCGCTTGCCGAGGACTTTTAACGTGGGGCCATCCAGCAAGCGATTTTTCAGGATTTCGATCTCGGTTTCAAGCGCCCATTTCCGCGCCGCAAGCTCCTCCGGGGTCATTTGAGCAACGGGTTGTTGAGGGCATCTCTTAGGCGGCGGTCTAATTTCTGTGTGTGTGTATTTAGTCGAGCCTCGATGCCGTTGATCTTGGCGTCGAACCGTGTCACGGCGCTGCTTGTCTTGGCGTCAAACGTGCTGGCGGCACCGTTTACCTTGGCATCTAGTCTGTCAGAAGAGGCCGCTATAATAGAGCGTATAAGTTTCTCTGCCTGTCTCATCGCTGCCCGCGTGTCTGCGTCTGCCGATCTGGACCGGCGATCCACTGCGCTGATCTGCTTGTACGTTTTCGCGAGGTCGCTCCTAACGTCATCGCGCAGGTCGCGCGTTAGCTGCTGGATTTCAGCGACACGAAGACGCACTGAGGTCATTTCTTTCCTGACTTCATGCACCACCTTGTTCTGCACTGCCAGCCGCTTGTCGAAGCCGCTCAGATCAGGCGACACGAACCCTTCAATCTTTGCTTCCATCTTTTGCCAGCGCGTGTACGCTTCCATGCCGCCCCATGCGATGGAGCCCAATGTCCCGATTAATGGTAAGAGCAACAGCAGCTTGCTCCCACCGATTTTTATGCCTTTATATTCGACCTCTGCCATTTACTTAACCCACTGGCTCTCGACCATCGTATTATGAAGGCCGGCGGCCTGACCGAATACGCGGTAGCGGGTGAGCGGGTCGATCATCGACGGGCCGGGGGGCAAGGCTGCCGCGCTGAAAAACGTGGCCGCTGTCACGTCCTTGATCACAACCCCGGTCGCAATTTTTCCTGACAGCAAATTCATCACGACCATCGTCGTCGTTTGAGATGCGGCACTGTACCGCTGGCTGGGCGCTATCTTTTTCACAACCTTCTGAGCAGCCGCACGGACCTTTTGCTGGCGGGTCTGGCGAGGGGCGGGTTGCTCGCGCTC